GACGGTTCAAATCCGTTCGCCCGCTCCATTACGGCGGCATAGCCAAGTGGCTAAGGCAGCGGTCTGCAAAACCGTTATTCACCGGTTCGAATCCGGTTGCCGCCTCCAGGAAACACAAGCCCCCGCTGCGACGGCGGGGGCTTTTCCTTTTCTGGAACGTGTCACGGAATGTCACAAAAAGTACTCAAAAACACCCTTTTTGCCTATCAACTCCCATCAAAAGTCCCATCATTTTTTTCGGCAAAAAGTGAATCCGTTTATGGCGTAAACCTCGATTTCCCTCCCGGTGTTTTTTCCATCATGGTCCCATCATGTCCCATCATCTGCCCTACCCTACCCCTTACCCTTGATCCGATCATTGAATACAGGGCAACCTCGCGAGCCAGAAAGAAAAGGCCGCCCGAAGGACGGCCCTATCGTGTCCCGGTTGAAAACCCCACCCCGGTCGGGGATGACCGGGGCGGGGGGAGATTTACATCCGGGACTTTCCTTTTCTTGGATAAGAGGCTTGGGGTTTTTGCCTGTCAAGAAACATCAGCCCCCCCCTGTCTTTATCCTTCCCTTGGAAAAATCGTCAATTGTAGGGCAACCTCGAAGGCCGTTCAGAAAAGAAAAGGCCGCCCATCGGGCGGCCACTGTAAGTTGAGAGGATATATCATTTACATTCTTTCAAAAGTTCGAAATATCTGTCCCGAGACATGTTTGCCGTCCGCATGTTTGCCCTAATTATATCTATGTCGATTTCGTTATATGTAGGGATAACAATGGGTCTTAAGACACCATTTTTTGAATATGTTCGATGTGATGAGACCTGACCATCGTAAAGGAATCCATCCTTAAGAAAAATACACTCAAGGACCTTCCAGTGGACGGGTGTTATGCGTGGCATCGATGCGGGTTAGTTGTATCAATAATGAACGGAAGCGGTACATTAATATATTCAGAATTATCAATATCTGCTTGACTTAAGGCTGACGGATCCGGCACAAAACCACAGCTTTTCAATACAGCATCGAGTGTGCCACGCTTATGGCATGAAATGAGAAAGGCTGCTAGCGCCTCGGTAAGGTTCTTTTTGGACTCTTCCTTGGTGACCCCCTGGGAATAAACATCCAATACAGGGCAAGACGAAACGAACCAATTATCCCTTTTTTTAACGACCACGGGCAATTGCATATTCATGCGAATTGTCACAATTTTACTTCCCATGGCTGTATTCTCCTTCTTTCATTAAAGAGTGTTTTTATATTATTTTTAAATAAATGGACCTAGGTTGTCAAGGGGTGTGAAACATTATGTCAATATATCCTTGGATGCGTAGGATTCAGGATTTTCAATCAATTGTCAAGGTTTTTTTGCCCCCGTTATCGGCCTACCCGATTTCTTCCACGCCTCGAGAAGGGCCATGTCACGATTGACCGCCATCTCGTAGATGACCCGATCCCAGTCCACGCCCTCCAGAATGGTCTCGTAGTCATCCTGAATCGGGAAGCCCAACCGCCGGAGAATTTCCCCCGCCTCTCCGACCCTGTTTTTCAGTCCCTTCACTTCTTCTTTTAGCCTTCGAATTTCATCTTCTAGGGTCTTAATTCTTTTTTCGAGCATGACCATTTTTATCCATCGCTTTTTTTAACGTTCCCCGGGTGCTTGATGGTTTCTGTCGGGGCTTTCCATCGATCCGGCGACTCTCCACGAGGACGGCGCTGAGGTAGTCTCCCTTTTTCCACCGCCAGCCCTCTTTGATTCGCTTCCGCCTATTCCATCGAACAAACATTTTCACCCCTGCCCTCTCCCCTCACCCTGGGGCAATCGCTCAACCTGGGGCCTCCTGTGAAGGCCAGTTCTTTAAATATCGGGCTGGCTGCGGCCGATTCACATCAAGACGGGCGGTGATGCGCCGCATCCTGGTAATCCATGCCAAGAGCCAACCCGATTCATATCCTGGTCCTACCCCTCGCCCCGGTGCGATCGTTCATTGTGGGGCTTCTGGTGAAGCCGTGGCCTTATCGTCCTTCCTTTCCCGTCCGTCCTCATGAGCATCGGCGATTGTCTCAAAGATCGCAATGCAGCTGCGGAGCGTTCCGAGAACTGCATTGATCCGGGGATTTTCGTCCAGGTACTCACTCTCCTGTGCCAGGGTCAGATATGCCAGCCGGAGGCCGGGCATCATGGAAAGTTCAAGGTTGTCGATGAGCGCCGCCTCTTTGTCATAAACTCTCAAGCTTTCAAGCGCCATGGTACACCCCCTCAATTCACCGGCGAAGCGCCGGGGTTTTTTCTCGTTTCCTTTTTCCCGGTCGGGATCCCCGTTGAAGGGGGATCTGAAACATAAAACGCGGCCTTCCGTAGTTCGCTCATAGCGTGATAGGTACTTTTTACTGCGTCCTTTATCTTGTTGTCATATTCATTAACCAAAAGCCCGAGATGTTTTATCTTAAGATCCTCGATGTAACCGCAAAGTCCATCGGTTTCCTCCCATGCTTTGTTTAAGCAATAAATGAGCAGATTCGTTATTCCGGCCCATGTTTTGCTTATTTCAAAGCAATCACCTAATTTATCGTCAATCACATCAAAAACCTTGCTGACATCCTCTACTGACACCACTTTTCTCTTTTCCCCTGCTTTCTCCATTTTGCTACCCTCCATAAACGTCAAAAGGCATGGAGTTGCTAGGGCTCATACAAAGCCCCCCGCTCGTTACCGAAACGGGACTCCATGCCAGTTCAAGTTTACGGCCAACAAAAAAACCCATTTACCGAGGGCCTCCGGTGTATGATTTTAGCAATACCAGCATATCAAAGATTTTCTCCCTGTCAAGAAAAATCTGATTGATTTTTGGGCGCGCCTCATCCGAAGGAAAAAGACGCGCCCTCATCGGAGGAGCAATGAACAACCTTACCTCTTATAGGCCCGTCAGCATTGACAGCCCTTCTTCGTTGACCTTCGTCTGGACCCCTTTCAAGATCTCCCACATGAAGGATTCGAGTTGAGGCTGTAATCCCTCGCCGGAAATCGTAATGAGCGCCTTACCTTCTGCTATTGCCCGTGCTTTTGCCTGCATGAAATTAATCTCCGCTTCGGCCATGTCTTTCTGGATTTTAAGCGCATCTTCTCGCAGCTTATATTCGCGATCCATCCATCGCTCGACATCGTATTTCCAGAACCCCGCGTTCAAAAGATCGTCAACACCGGATATAAGCCCCTGGGTAACGTCTGCAGATGCCTGAACGGACGTGCTTAAGCTTTGCATGATGGCCTCGACCTTCTTGGCATTGGCCTCCACCTCTGCAATTTCCAGTTTCGCTTCCCATTCGATTTCCGTCTGGATAAGGTCGGACATGGTCTTGAATTGCTCAATGTTCGCGTTGGCTACAATCTCCATCTGTTTCTCGGATGGAAGATTTTTATTTAATTCGTCCGTGACGGTGCCGAGGCTGTCCTTATCCAGTTCAAAATATTCCCGAACAGTCACCCCGTCCTTGACATACTCGATGAAATTCATGGTTTCCTTGAAACCATCGTCATCGGTGTCAACGGACAGGCCGACCACCTGCGTTTCCGGCAGGTCTTTCAGGCTTTCCCCCAGGCGGTAGAGTTCCAGGGAGTAGTCATCGAGGGAGGCGGCGCCTGTATCGACGGACTCCTTGAACTCGGCCTGTTTCCCCTCCGCCGTATCGAGGGCCTGGGTAAAGTCAATGATGTTGTCGGGGACTTTTGCAACGGCATCAGCGGCATCCTCGGCCCCAGCGGTGAATGTCCCGAAGGGATCGGCCATGACATCGAACTCGGCAAGGCCCTCGTTCAACCCATCCATTTCGCCCGTCAGCATGACAAGAACCGACCCGAATATGCCCCCGAATTTCTCAATGATTAAGGCATCGGCCAACCTGTTCCCGGCGGCCTTCTGGAGGTCTGCATCCCATTTGCCGATCTTCTCGGCCCAATCGACGAAAAGTTCCACCAGGGGGTTCAACCGTTCAATGATCCCGGATGTGATGTTGGTCAAAGCCGTCACCCCGTCCACCACCTTCTGGATGGCGGCGGCAAGGTCGTCCGGTTTGGTCAGGTCAAGATCGTCGAACAGGGCATCGAACAGCCCCCCGAAACTCCCCTTGAGATTTTCGAGGGAGTCCAAAAGCCCCTCCCATTCCACCTGCGCGAAGGCTTCCGGCATGGCCTCGGCGATGCCGTCGAGAAGTTCGGCAAACTCCTCACCGAATCCGCGGATCTTTTCAAATACCGGATCAAATGTCCCGTCTTTGACGAGGGTCCGGAGCGTGTTCTCGATATCCGTCCCGCCCTGGACGATATCTGTAACAACTCCAAGGAATTCGTATCCCACTTCTTTGCCCAGGTTCTCGAATCCGACCTTGAACCGATTGACAGCCGCTTCCGCCGTTGCGAGACGAGTGGCGACTTCCTCGGCGGCGGATCCGGCGGCGCCCATGGCGACATTTGTTATTTCAATGGACTTGTCCAGCCCGTCGAATACTTCCACCATGCGCCCGGCCTGGTGGATACCGACCAACTGGGAGGCAATAAAGAGTTTTTGATTATCGTCGAGGGTCGTGAAGGCGGTGGCGACATCAAATAAGATATCTTTCCCCGACCGGAGTTCCCCGTTGGCATCCCTCTGACTCACGCCTATCGAGGCGAGGGCGTTCTGAACCGGGGCCGAATCGTCCACCAGTTTCAGGAGCCCCGTCTTGAGGGCATTGGCGGCCTCATCACCGGACCGGAAAACCTCGATGACGGGGGTCAGGATGCCGGCCGTTTCCTCAAACGAGAAACCCATCTGGGAGGCGATGGGGGAGAGGGTCGCCATACCAACGCCGAGTTCCTGAACGTTTGTGGCATACCTGTTCGATACTTCATTCAGTATGTCCGTGAGACGGGCGGCATCCTCGGCGGGGGCCTTGAATCCCTTGAGGGAGGCAACGAGGATATCTGATGCATCGGCGGCGGAAATATCCCCGGCCACTACCAGGTCGAGGGCGGAGGCGGTCAACTCCATGGCCCCCGTCAAATCGAACCCCGCCTGCTTGAAGTTCGCCATGGATGCCAAGACGGAGGATGAGGCCACCCCATACTTGGAGGACAGTTCCAGGGCCTTGTCCTGGGCCTCCTGAAGCCTGTCGGATTCCTCGCCGAGAACCTTGTTCAGGTCGGCACTCGCCGCCTCAAACTCGATGGCCTTGGTTATGGAGTAAGCCAGCCCCCCTGCGGCCAGGGCTCCGAGGGCGGCCTCTGTCGCCAGGACCCCCTTGGCCAAGGTCGCAAAGGGCTGGGCGATGTTCTCGATGGCCTGCCCCATTTGGCCGACTACATTGAACCCCGTGGCGAGGCCGTCCAATTCGCCGGACATCCCCCGGATGGTGGAGGATAAACGGTCATCACCCTGAAACAGGATCTCTATGGTTTTCTGGACATCAGCACACATTTTCTTCTCCTTCTGGTGCGTTGTCCCAACCGACTTCGCTCTTGTTTGGGTTATGACCCCGGCCATGGGGTGCTATTGGAGCGTCTTGGTCTCTTCTTTCATGGAGTTCAGTTTCTCTATGTCGTTTCTTAACTTCTTAAGCTTCTTTCCATATTCCAGTTTCCTCTCGTGGATCATTTCCACTTCTTCTTTCAACTTGATAACTTTTGGATTATCTGCTGAATATTCCCCCGCCTTTTGCATTTTATCAACTTCCTGAATAATTTCGATATACCTAATCACATCACGGCGATTTTGCTCCATGGTTTCACTGTAAGCCTTTTTTAGAGCCCCAAGAAACTGCTCATATGTTTTCATTGTTGCAATCCTTTCTCTGTTTTCCAAGGGGAAGTCCCCCCGGGCCGGAGGTCCACCCGGAGGGACCCGGAAAGGCGTCCGTTACCCGCCTCTTTATTGTTTACCCGGACTCCCGAGGGTGAACCTGAACCGCACAGCGCACTCTCGAAGTGCATCCATATGGCGTCTCTCGTCTCCGGTCCATCTTCCGATCTGCCCGTCGAGAAGGGCCTCAATATCCTGAAGTCTGTCATTCAGCCGTGCCGTGACGCCGGCCATGGTTTTCGGATCTTCCGGCAGGGCGTGGCGGTAGAACGGCCTTACCCCCGGGGGCAGGGGCTCGCCCCAATGGGCCTCAAAGACGGCGGCGATTTCCACGCCGGAGAGTTCCCGGTTGCGGGTCAAAGCGTCGATCCCGGCCATGATGCATTCCAGGGCCTTTTCCGATGACAGGATTTCCCGGACCGGGTCACCGAAACGGGAAATAAATCCTGTCAAGTTGCCCCTTCCGTCCCGGAAGAAATTCTGCATGGTTTGTACTTCCGCGTCAATACGCCCGATCTGCCTCAATTCCCACTCGTCCCGGGCATGGCCGTGATCGCTTGCGCTTCCGAGGAAGACCTCTTCCGCGATCCGGCCAGCCATGAGGCTGTAAACCCATTTCTTGAGTTCGGCTTGGTCAAAATAAGTATCTGCCGACTCGGCGAGACCGTGAACCGTTTCGGATCCCTGCTCTTCCCGAATGACAACCCTTGTAATCCGCTTTCCGGCATACCAGGCGTAAAAAGCATGGCCCAGTTCGTGGACCATGGAGCGGGTCACCACCTCCGTCGCGGGGCCGGGCGTGGCAGGATCGGCGGCTTTCCGAATCTGTCCATTTCCAGCTTGCGAAGTGCTATCAGTGGCCGGTGTTTCTTTTGCCATTTCTTCAAGTCCCTTTTTCGCGCCGTCAATATTCCGTTATGGAGAAAGACCGGGAAAGCGACCAGGTCCCTTCTCCATTCCCGGATGATATATTCGTCAACTCCAAGGAAAGCGGCGATGGCCGCGTCCCCCTCAACCCAGAATAATTTCTTCCAAGGGCTCATTAAAATCGATACTCAACGGCGTTTCCGAATGTCCGCCGTTCCCCCGGGTGTTTCTGCAGCCACAGGGAAAGGGCCTGCCTGGTCGTGCGAAACAGGTTTTTCCCGTTTTTCTCAATCGGAAAATCCGCAAAGGACATCCACCCCGCCAGCGAACTCGCTGGGATATTCACTTTTTTCCCGATGTCCTGAAGGTTGCCATTGAGGACTTCGGCGGTTCCGTCGGCAATTTCTCTTTCCCACTTCTGGCGTTCCCAATGGGCGTGGACCAGGTCCGTAGTGAGTTCGCTCACGGGACGGCCCCTTTCGGCTGCCCAGGCCTCGATCTCCGCCCGTCGGGATCGCCATATGCTCCTCTTTGTCATGGGGAAATCGTAATGAATGCGCCAAGCGTTCAGCGTCAAACTCGACTTCCCGCAGAATCCCTCAATGGCCTCAATGCCGATAAGATCGAAATCCGGAACTTTGTCCATAGGTTTTTTCTGTGTCTGTGTCTTCATGTGTCCTCCATTTATTGTTTTTCTGATCAGCGTTTTTAATTCATCCTCTGAAATCATAAGAGCGTGGGCGACAACGTCCAGGGGTCCGTCCCTCATGAAGTTTTCGACCCTGCCCAGGTCACCCCGCTGCCCGGCGTTTACGACATCCGCGATGACGGTGGCCCAGAGCGCCGCCTCGCCGGTGACGTTCCGGTCGCCTCGTAAAAGGTCCTGAATCGTGGAGGCGGTCACCATCGTTTCCGCCGGTCCCCCAGCCATTGTAACTTCTTCGTCAGGCTCTTCTTCGTCTGCTGCGGATCCCGGGCCTCCCCCGAAGGTTCTGTCGCCGACAGGAACTTCAGCCCACACATATCGGCGGCCACTGCCGCCAGGACCTCCGCATCGAAATAGTGGTTCGGCCGGCCGGATTTCACTTCCCAGCGGGTGGTCGTTCTCTTCGTCTTTCTGCTTCGGGTCGCGACCTTATGTTCCGCAGTCACCTGGAGCGCGTACTCGCCGGAGATCTCCCGATGGACAAACCAGGACGGCCCCGTCTCTTCGGTTCCCTGCATCCTCCGGACGACCCAGTCTTTCCAGTGTCCCGTGTCGAATAGCCACAGGATCAACCCGCCGGGCATGGGCCTTCCGTCGGCATAATAGTCAAGCCGTGTCGGGCTGCGCAGGTTTTTCATGGCGTGTGTCGCCCCTTTTGTGGGGGAGATCCGCCGGGGATCGCGGCGGGCGAACTCATACACCTCGTCGGTCCGAAACCCCGCGTCGATGCACAGTTTTGAGACGGGAATAATCCTGTCGCGGGACGGCATTCTGTACGTCGTGCCGAATATGGCGGACACAAGGTCCTCAAAATTCTGGACGATGCCCTCCCGGATGAGCCAGGACTCCGCTCTCGACCAGGCCCGGATGACGAAATGGAAAAAGTCCTTCCCGATGTCTGCGCCGGCGGTGAGGAGCAGGGCCTCGTCCGGAATTACCCCAGGGGCGTAGTCCCTCTTCAGGGCGAAGACATCCTCGGTCATTTTCTCCACGATGTCCTCGACCCAGGGGAGGGCAAGCCATGAGTTCCTGAAGTTCTGGAGGCTCTCGGGGGCGTCTTTCGATGACAGAAACTTTTCGGAGATCGCCTTAAACGATGTCCAGGGGCTCACCAGGGCGTTGAAATGGAAACCGACCTCATGGATACCGGGAGGCCTTTCACGGCCTTCTTCGGTCAGCCACAGCCCTTGGGAGACGGCCTTCATGCGGTCCCTTTCCCCTATCCTCTCCCCGCAGCCGGCGCATTCGTACCACGCCGACGTCACCAGCCGGGGCAGGGCCTCGTCCCGCTTGAACTTCAGGTTCTCGAAGACAAGGGCCTGGAGGTGCCCGCAGTGGGGACAAGGGACACGGTATTCGAGAACCACCTGGGCGTTCTGAAGGGCGGTCCAGACGTTCCCGGCCTCGAGGGTCGGGGTGCTGATAAGGACGATCTTCCGGTTCCAGAAATTCTTCGTCCTCTCCTCGGCCAGGGATATCGGGTCCGCCTCCTTCCCAGCGAAAGCGGGATATTTATCAACTTCGTCGAGGAAGAGATACCGGACGGGCCTGGTGGCAAGGGAGGCAGCGGAGTTCGCGCCGGCCAGGGAGAGAACCATACCGGCGAAACCCATTTCAAGGAGGGTAAAATTGTCCCGGACCGGGTCCTTTCGCTCATGGAGAGGGAGGACGGCCTCGATCATGGGCTGGATTCGGTTCCGGGACACATATTCAGCCAGTTCCACTGTCGGCATGACCATCAACGTCGGGGCCGGGTCCTGGGCGATGCAGTATCCCAGCATATTGTATATCGATTCCGTCCCGCCCGTCTGGGCCGGCTTGCACAAGATGATCCGCTCCACCGCGGGATCGGAGAAGGCATCCATGATGCCTTTCAGATATGGAGCCCGTGACGTTCTCCAGGGTCCCGGCTCTGGTGATGTCTGTGGGAGAAGTATCCGGTGTTTGTCGGCCCACTCGGAGACGGTCAGTCTTTCCGGAGGACGGGCGCATTGCATTTCGTGGGCGGACCAGAGAGTCATTTCCGGGACCTCCCCGTGTTTTTGACCGATGGCGCGGAAGGATCTCCCCAGGTTCCTTCTCGGGCAAAACGGTCCAGAATATGCCAGACTTCGGCCTCGACGATTTCCTTGATTTCGGGAAGGCCCTTCTCATGGACCAGGGGGGGCAGTTTATTGGCCCAGGCGGTCAGGCCGATCTTGAGTTCCGTCACCCGACGCCCCCATTGTTCCATTATGGCGGAAATCGGGATCAGTTCCCCCTTCTCCCGGGCGAGAAGAATCTCTTCCTTGCGCGCCCTGGCCAACCGGTAACGAAGTTCGGCAGCGGTTTTCTTTTCCTTCAGGTCTTTTTCCCTCGGGTTTTTTTTCCTGGCAAGGAAGCGTTCCAATTCGGCCCTAAAAAATGAGCCATCAGGGTTTTGGACGAGATTCCCATGCGTAATATGCCACTGGACCGTCTTCCTCGATTTTCCAAGAAATTCGGCGGCTTCCTCGACTCCCTTTATGGCGTCAGTCGTCATTTGCTTTGAGTTCATTTTTAATGTCTAGGTAACCAATTGATTTCCTTACGCGGCCGAGAATTGCGCGGTCCGCGCTTCGTAATAAGCGAACCCTTGAGAGCGGACCCGTGATCCTATCACCTTGTCTGAATGTCTCGGTCCGCCGTCATGATTCGGCGTAGGATCTTCTCGATGGTCCGTAGTGAATTTCGGATGGTTCGTAAATCCCCCTCCTGTCGCTCATCCACCCGAAGGCGGCTGGCGGCGCATGAGGCCCAGACGTAATTCATGTGTATCGTTTCTAATTCCTTTTTTATCATTGTTTCCTCCTTTTTCTGGGGTACCATTCTCTTGTCCGGATTCCGACCGGTCGATCCAATTTTGTACGATTATTTGGCATCGTTTTTATCGGGATTTCTTTAAAATAACTGGTCCCGCCTTCGTGTTCTTTCGCTTCCAAAATCTCCAATTCACCCCTCACCCTATCAATCCATGCGATGGCCATGTCGGTGGCCTGGATGATTCCGATAGTAAAAAGATCCTCCTGAAAATCATCCTTGATTTTCTGCACAATGCCCCGGGCTTTCAGAAGATGCCCCTCATTTTGCCGATGCTTCGATTTTGAAATCACCCCCCACCTCCATAAACTCGTTTTCTTGCCCTTGCCGCTGCGACGAGAACGCCGATCCGCACGTCGGTGTAGTCATAGACCAGGGCCCTCTCTTTTCCCGGCGCCGGCCGCATGATTCGGCCGACGTACTGAAGAAGCCTGCCATCGAATTTGATGGGCGTGGCGAGAAAAAGGGTGGTCAGGTCGCGGCAGTCGAAGCCTTCTCCGATCAGCTGCCCGGTGGCGACGAGAACCTTGACCTGGCCGCCGGCAAGTCTCTGGACAACGGCTTCCCTTTCGGTTTTTGAAAAATCCCCGGTCAGCAACTCCGACTCGATGCCGAATTTATCCCGGAGAATGCCCTGGAGTTCTCCGCAGTGTTCTTTTCGGTCGGAGAGGACCAGGCACACCCCGGATCCGTTTTCAGCCTCATGAGCGACATCACGACAGATAAGAACATTCCTCGCCCGATCCCGGGTCAACTCGGCGAGCATTTGGGGATACGCCTCTACCGGGTCAAAGAATGTCTGGAAATCAGTCTTCCTCTCGATAACCTCAACGGGAAGGATGCTGCCGCCTTCGATGAGGGCCTCCCTGTCAACCTGGTGAACCACGTCGCCGACGAACCAGAAGATCAGCTTCGACAGTTTATCCCGTCTCCATGGCGTGGCCGAAAGACCCAGGACATACTGGCAGTCGAAAGCGGAAACGGCCTCCGTGAATGTCCGGGACGGGGTCCGGTGGCACTCATCGACAATCAGGTGGCCGACATGAGGGGCGATTTCGTCCGCCTTTCCGTATACCGAGTTGACGATTCCCACGGTGATCCTGTCGCCGATGGTGAACTTTCCACCTCCAATCTTTCCGATCTCTTTTTCCGGGATGCCCAAAAAAGATTCGATTCTTTCAATCCACTGATTCAAAAGTTCTCTCGTATGGACGACGATGAGCGCCGGTTGCTTCCTCTCGGCGATGGCGGCCAGGGCGATGACGGTCTTCCCGCTGCCGGTCGGAGAAGACAGGGTCCCGGTGTCCCGCGACAGGATGTCCTCCAGGGCGGTTTCCTGAAACGGCTTCAGGGTTCCAGCGAAGGCGAAGTCTACTTCCGGCAGGGTCCTGCGGTTGTCGATGACCTGAAAGGGAATCCCCTCCTTTTTTGCCATTGAAATCAACTGCCGAATAAAACCCCTGGGCGTGATGATGCTGTCACCCTCCTCCTGGTAATACCGGAGGGTCGGCTCCAGGTTCCCGGTCCACCGGCCCATCCGGACTGCCTCGTCGAAAGCCGGGTTCCTCATGGACAGACGATTCCGGATTTCCCGGGTCAGGATCCTGGGAGGGTTGGAAATCGTCAGAATGTTCGAGAGGAAAATTTTCACTTTTTACTCATCTCCGTTGGGACATTTTCCCAATCCCGAAGTCGGGACAAACGGGACAACCCTAAAGGGTTGTTGTCCCGTTGTCCCTCGGGACATTTTCGGGACATTTTCGGGACATTGGGGGACAAGTCGGGACATTTTTCAAAAAAGGCCTTTTTTTCGCTTTTGTAAGAAATCGTTATCATTGTGTATTTTAAACTTTGTCCCGTTTTGTCCCGTTTTGTCCCGCTGGGGTCCGCCAGTAATAGTCATTTGTCGTGCGGATAAGACCAGCATCGAGCAAATCCGTGACGGCCCGTTGGAAAGCTTTCTTTTTGGCTTCAATCTTTGAACTGGGAGATATCCCTGCTCGGTATGCAGCCTCTCGCCAGGTATCGATATGGATAGATCCGCCATCCGATTCGGCCAAGGCATCAAAAGCCACCCGTCGGGCTCCTTTCAGTACTGAACGCTTGGATGGATCGACGGCCTGATCAAGCATCACCATGACGCACGATGTGATCGGTTCCCCCTCATCATCATGCCAACCCTCAATGGTGATCACTTCGGGTTTAAAGGAAATGGCTGACGGTTCCGGGGCATCCTTCGCCTTTGTGCATTGAAGGGTCCGTATGCCATCAGGCTCTTTTGTCATTCGATATTCCCAGTCAAGGGCGGCACGGAGCGCCGAGGCCCCCCGTGCGCGCTCCGCCATGCTCCAGCCCGAATGATGGATTATGAGAATCGTGCATTTATATCGAATGCGTAACTGATCCATGGCGGTAACGAATTTGGTCATGTCTTGAGTTGAATTTTCATCCCCGGGGCCGAAGTTTCGATTCAAGGTGTCCACGATTATCAGCGCCGGTTGGCCATGGCGGGTGCTTAATTCATCAACGGCCCAATGGACTTCAGCAGTTCCATCGGGGTCCAAGAACTGGGCTGGTCTCTCGGAAACAAAGAACGGAATATCGGTTAAGTCAGCTTCATGGTGTTGAGCCCAAGCCTTAACCCGGGCATTCAATCCAGAAAACCCCTCTCCGCAAACATAAAAGACTGATCCTCGGCGACCTCCATTGTGTCCATGCCATGTCCTTCCGGTGGCGATGCACAGCCCCATGTCCATGGCGACAAATGATTTCATGGCCGTCGCCTCACCAAAAATCATTGCCAGCTTCTCGTCATCCAGGACGGAGCGGATCAGCCATGTTCGGGGTCTCGGCTGGAAACACAATTCGGCTGCAGATCTGAAAACGAAAGACCGCTTTTCTTCGCCAGCTGCCTCGCGTACTTGTTTTTCTATCAATTCAAGCACTTGGTTCCCCCTTCAACCATAATACCTTCTGCCAGCGCCCTTTTTCCTCCCTGAAGTGTCCCGGCAACCGTGATAAACGGGCCGGATTACTGCACGCCATGTCTACCCCCAGGGGCTTTAAAATCTGATCGTACAGCCGGCCCCGGATGTTGGTTGTCCATGCCTCCAGGGTCTCTACCTGGGCGATCTTCTTGACGTCGAGAATGCCATGGATACTTTTCCCGCCGGTGTCGATGAGGGCGACGATGGGCAGGCGGATGGCGGTCCAAAAGCGAATCTGATCTTCCCGGGAGAGATCGTCAAACTCCACTAGGGCGTACCGGAAGGCGGCGACACACCCATCACCGCGCAGGGTTTCCCTCTCCCCGTCTCGGGTCGGTGCCGGCCGACCCGTCAAGGGGTTGACGATGAAGTGGGGGGCGGTTTTCCCGCCGGCCTGGAAGTGGGAAAGCCATTCATCCCGGGTCCGGACGGTCTTACCCGGGATCCCCTCGTCGTAGCGTTCACCGATGAAAATGAAGTCGCCAGGCTCGTATAGGGCCTTCAGTAACACAACGGGGTCGTGCTGGGGCTCTTCCCATAGGCGGATCGGTGACGATTCCCATAGGTCCACCTCCTCGGAGATGGATCCCGCTGCGATGATATTCCGAAGAGCCGTCTCCCCGTCCCGGACCACGGGCGTGGGCCGAGGCGCCGGGGTCCAGGATCCCCGGCGGTGGTCAGCCATAGCCTTATTCACGGCCCGAATAATCTCCCCATCAGATACTCGACGGCGACCGGCCGGGACGGCCTCCCGGATGCGCCGGAAGATCTCGTCGGGATCCAGGCCGGCGTGAACGCCATGGTTCGCGGCGCCGAGGATCCGAAGATTACATCCGTCGCCCATCCCTGGAGGCGGAAAAGAAGACAGGGCCTCATTGAATCGGTCAAGGGCTGCGGTCATCGTTCTCGCCGCCTCCATTCTTCCCATGTCAGGCCGGGCGATTCTTGGACCCATTTTTCGATTTCATGTTCGAGAAACATGAGGCGGCCACCGGCCTTCCGGAATGGGATTTTCCGGCGCATGACGAGGTTTCGCAGCGCTCCCGGTGTGCGATGGAGTTTTTCCGCCGTCTGCTTAACGTCGAGAAAAACAGGGGTGGTCAAGTGTTGCCTCCTTTATTCCCCGAGCAGTCGATCAACGTCAGCGCCCAGGACCTTTGACCACCGGCGTTTAGAAACGTCATCGAGGCCCTGCCTCCCATTAAGAACCCTTGAAACGATAGCTTCCGGCTCGCCCACGGCCTGTGCGAATCGCCATTGAGACTGAAAACGGCGGACAATCTCGGCCTTGAGGTCCAATCTTTTTCTCATCTTGTGATCCTCCTTACATTTGATGTAAAGTTAAGGTAAAAAAATTAAATTACTCCCTTGAGGTCTTCCACGACGGCCTTAATGTTCAGCAGCAATTGGCAATATCCTGGTCTTTTTTCTTCAACGGTGGTCCGAGAACCCCGAAGCGACACCCAGCCGTTTTGAAGATCTTTCAGCCTCTCTTCCGTGTATGCCTTGATCGTATATCCATTCGGATCCTCGACATCGATGACAAGGTACTCGATGGATTCATGCTCTGAGCTTATCCCCTGCAACTTGATGTCTTCCTCCAAAATGCCCAGGACCTCCCGCAAGAGTTCGACCGTCTTTCCGTGCGGCGGGAGTTTCCCACGAAGGGCGAGGCAAATGAAGATTTCAAAAACATTTTTCCTGTCGTACAGACGGGGAGACCCCGGTCCTGAAGTATCCCGGGCCGCCCTGACAACCCGCTTCTCCGCAAGGTCATGGATCTGACGAGCGGTAGCTGTGCCACCTGGGTACATCCTGGCCACCTCAATCGCTGTATAAAGTCTCACATTCTCCTCTTCTTTACACCCGATGGCTTACTTTACTCTTTATGAAGACCTGTGTCAATCTTTTTTTAGTATTCTTGATTCATGATCTCCTACCTATCGGAAAAATGTTGACGAATTAGCCTTTTTGCTGAATGAAGTTGATCCCTTACCTGTGTTAAGGACAGTCTGATTTTTGCCTTGCTCCCTGACAGGATGAAGGCGATCTGTTTGTAAGTCTTGCCGTGGAAGTAGAAGAGGTGGAGGCACTTGTTTTGAAGGGGGGTGTTCCCTTTTTTTAAAATGATGATATTATCGTCCCGGGAGGTTCACTATGTACAAGCGCGGAAATTCTTGGGTCTCTGATTTTTTCCATGAGGGCAAGCGGTACATGAAGTCGTGGGGGAAGATCAGCAAGACGGCTGCCAGTGAAAAGGATCAGAAATATCAGGTCGAGGTCCGGGAAGGAAAACACCAGGCGAAGGCTCGCCGGATTAGTTTCAAGGCACTTGCGGAAAAATATCTCGCCGTGGCAATAGTGGACAAGCGTCCCTCATCCTATCGGAGAAATAAGACGTCCGTGGATGCCCTGCTCCCCTGTTTCGGTCGGCGGCCGATCCGGAAGATAACCCGCGAGGAAGTGGAGGACTATAAGCGGGACAGGATCGCCGCGGGGAAGGCCCCTGCCACCATAAACCGGGAAGTGTCCACCATGAAGACAATACTGTCCTGGGCGGTGGAGGAAAAATATATTCCCATGAACCCTCTCGCGGCCGTGAAGATGCTGGAAGAGAAAAACGAAAAGATGTGGATCCTCTCTCACGAGGACGAGGACAGGCTCCTGGCGGCCTGTGACAAGAGCCCCCAGCGGAAGGGTGGTAAATACCTGGGAGACCTGGTCCGGTTCGCTTTGTATTCTGGGATGCGCCTCCAGGAGATATTTAACTTGAGGAAGGCTGACGTCCATATGGAAGACCGTTACATCCTGGTCAGGGACACCAAGAATCGGGAAAGCCGCCGCGTTCCTGTCAATAACACCCTCCTGGAAGTGATCCGGCGCCGGCTGGCATACCAGGAGTCGGATTATCTCTTTTCGAATAGAGACGGAAAGCGGCTCACGGTCCTCACCAATGCCTTTTGGTTTGCCGTGAAAGAGGCCGGCCTGGTCCGTCAGGAAATCATCCGGGGGAAAGAAGTCACAACCCGATTCCGGTTTCACGACCTTCGGCACACTGCCGGATCCCGGCTCGGGATGGCCGGCGTTGATCTCAAGTCGATCATGGATATACTGGGACACCGGACCACCCGGATGGTCATCCGATACCAGCACCCTGCCCCGGATCATAAACTTAATGCAGTTCGGACCCTGGACCGAGTCCCATCAAAAGTCCCATCATCCGAAAATAACGTGATTTATATTCAGAAATAACGGGTTGTTACAAGGACATATCACGGTCTGCAAAACCGTTATTCACCGGTTCGAATCCGGTTGCCGCCTCCAGGAAAACCAAGCCCCTGCTGCGACGGCGGGGGCTTTTCCTTTTTCAGTCCCTTGTTTTCCCCTCTCCCGCGGGT